CTTCAGAGGTACATGTGCTGTCGCACGTATGCTTCGACCTCGGCGTTTTCATCCGGCGTGCCGATAGTCAGCAGCCACACGGCATTGTTCTTGCGCTGAACATTGCCCTTGCGAAGGCATTTGATGAGTCCTGCGGATTCGAGTTTTTTGGCGATCTTGCCTATGCGGTTGTAAGCCAGCTGCTCGCGCTTCGGATTGCGCGGCTCATTGCCGATCGCCACGAGTTCGTCCATTGACTGTGGAAGTGTCATACCCCAATCGATGGCGATTTTGAGCCATCCGGAAGCGTAGGTGCGCGGAAGCATGTGCTTTTCCTTGGCGGCTTTGTCCAGCGGCCAGTCAGCGGTGAGCCATGCCATGCGGCTGAGCAGGGCGTATTGAGCGAAGTCGAAGCTGCGTGCGCCCTTGTGGGTGACGGTGAGTTTCCCTTGGCTTGCGAGTTCTTCGACTGCCAGCATGTTGCGGTATCCCATTTCACGGTCCATTTCCGACCTCCAAGCCATGCGTTACAATGGTTTCGGAAGTCTTTGAGTGAGGCTTCATGTTTTACCTCCGTGGTGCCGTTAACACTGCGGAGGTTTTTTGTTCTGAAACACATTATATGCTAACTTGCAAACATGTGTGTATGGCGTGTTGTAAACAAGGGTGCATATTAACCTTGCAAGTGGAAAATACTAACTTGCAAACATGAAATATACATATATGCATATATAACATTATTTTCATTCTTTCATACAGCGCCAATGCGCCGAAAAAAGAAAGAATCGGCACGTCCAATCCCCATCTGCGGTAGATTGAAGCAAAGATGAGAAGGGGAGACAATGAAGAAACTGATTTACCTCGTGCTATCCGTACTGTGCGCAATCTCCGGCATCTACGGCATCTACGACACCATCACCACGCCGCAGGGTGATCTGGTCACAAGCATCATTGCGATTCTGCTCCTCGCATTCCTCGCATGGCTTTTCATGCATCTCTTCCTCAAACCTGAGCCACGCCATAAGCATCAAGCGGAGAATACAGCTGAACCGTCTCAGGAAGCCCCATCGGACGCCACGGCAACGCAAACGGCAGAGACGGCCGACACGGAGCGTGGAGACGTCGCGGAAGCCGATTACGACGATTACGTGGCCATCGACATCGAGACCACGGGATTAGACAGAAGCGCTCGAATCATCGAGCTAGGAGCCGTGAGAATCAGGCATGGACGCAAAGTCGCGTCATTCAGCCAGCTCGTCAACCCGCAGATTCCGATACCGGCCAAGGTCACGCAGATCACCGGCATCACCGACCGGGACGTCAAAGGCAAACCCACCATCGACAAAGCGCTACCCAAGTTCTACGCTTTCTGTGGGCGTGACACTTGGATAGGCCACAATATCCGACGCTTCGACATTCCGGTGATCGCCAGGGAGGCGCAGAGGGTCGGCGCCGGAATGCCGGACGTGAGCTTCTACGACACGATGGAATTATCCCAGGCATTGCTGCCGCAGCTTGACCACCATCGCGTGGTGGACCTCATTCGATATTTCGGCATCGCCAAGACCGAGCGGCATCGCGCCGCCGACGATGCTGCACAGACAGCGCAAATCTTCGAGCATTTGAAGCAGATATAAGCTTTATAAAGACTTATAACCGCTAGCTGATTTTCGCGTCGAGAAACGCATGATCGCCATCGACATAAGCCCGCTCGATTAGCTTATGCGTCGCGGCGTAAATAAGATCATTGGACGGATACTCCTTCGCCATCTGACTTTGGATGTCCTGATCGGAAATCGACGGGTCAAGAATCTTCGCCATGATGGGGAATACGCTGTCGATCTCGTCATGCGGCCCATCGACGTAGACGCGGAGCATGTCGTTTTTCCCGTATCCGAGCACTGCCCCGTAGACCAGCACGTCCACTGACGATTGGCCGAGTCTTCCGTGGAGAGCGTCTGCGGTGGAGAAAGCGCCGGTGCGATACTCCGTCCGGTAATAGGGGCCGTTCGAATCGCTCGGCGTGAATTTCTCGACGTCGGTTATCGGCGTGGATGAGTTCGCGTTGAACTCGTCCACAAAGCTCTGCGCCGTCTTCTCGGCTGCCTGTGGTTGTGGCTTCTCCTGCTGTGCGCTGACGTCCGGCGTCTTGGCCGTCGTGGAATCCGGCTCCTGCTGGCTTCCGCAGCCACAGGCCGTCGCCAGGAGAAGCGTCGCAGCTGTGATGGCAATGATTTTTTTACGCATTGAAAAACCTTTCTTTGATTCTATTTGGCGATGTGTTGAGCATGGCTCGGTAGTCCGTGAGCACCTGCGTGGTCACGTTCAGTTCATCGGCTATCGACCATAGGTCATCGTCGTACATGCGTTCCGCCAATGCTAGTTCTGCCGGATCGATGAGCAGGCGCGCGGTCTGCCGCCGTGTACGGATCTCTACTTTCGAACTATTGTTCGCACAGCCGGTGTCGCCATGCCGCCAATGCAAGAGCTCGTGCGCGAGAGTGCACCGTTTGGCCGTGTATGTGAGCCTGCGGTCGATCAGTATCACCTCGGTCGCGGCGTCGTAGCAACCCCAAAGGCCATCGGGGAGAATGGCGCTGGATACGGTGACCGGCAGTCCGACAATCGCGCGGCGCATGGCGCCGTATGTCATGCGCCGGTCGATCGGCAGGTCAGGCAGGCTCGTCGTAATCCGGCCCCGCCTCTCCATTAATGGCCTCCCGCTTGCCAGCGGCCCGATACGCCGCAAGGGCCACGTCGCCCCTCTGCAGCTTGTTGAGGGTTTCGGCGGTTCTTTTTTCTTCCTGTGCTGCCAGCGCGTTTGCGAATAGCTGACGCAATGTCATCCCGCATGTCTTGGCGATTCGCTCGCAGTCCGATACCGTCAAGGGTGCGTCGAACCGGGCACGGACGAACCAATAGTTGCGGCTGAATCCACATTTCGCGGCGAAATCCGTAGCGGTCATACCGCTCCTGGATTGCAGTGCTTTGCAGTATTCCATGACGCTCCGCGCTCCGGCGGTAACGTCAGTGTTAGCTCTTGTTCCCATGGCTCCATGATACCCAATTGTGTACTTTTTGTAAAGTAATCAATTAAGTACTCTCGTAAGAGTATCCAAATAAGTACTATCTGTAATCAGCAACGAAACGAGAAAGGAGGTTGGGTGACAAGCGAAACGGAACTCATGAGAGCCAATATCCGAGGGGAGATGGCTCGAAGGGGCATGACGCAAGAAGACATAGCCAAAGCGATTGGATGCGAAAGGCCGCTGGCGAACAAGAAACTCACCGGCAAGAAAGACTTCACCGTAAGTGATCTGGAAAAAATCGCCGACATGTTTGGAATGACCCTCTTCCAATTCACTGCAGTGCTGCTCCAGCCGATCGACAGCATCAAACAATTCAAAGCCTGAAATCCACAACCAAAGGAGCGTCCGATGGACAGCAAGACCTACAACAAAGACGTGCGCAAAGCCTGCGTGAAAGCCGTCTTCGACGAATTCGCCGAGCATGGCGACATGATTCGCCCGCAATACGCGGGACAGTGGGATGAAATCGACGCTAGCCGATTCCTGGGCCACATCACCGGACCGATGGACATCGACGTGACCGACCTCGTGGACGTCATCATCGACACGATCGTCGAGGAAGCACAGAAATGAGCGGACAACTGCTTAACCCGCCAGCTCCGCCCGAACAGCGGAAGACGGTCTTCGACCCGCGGACGATCATGCTCGGCCTGACCGGCTACGCCATCCAAGTCGGCGAACACGACGCCAGACTCGTCAGACTCCACGAGGACGGGAAGACCATCCTCACGGAAGTGGACGCCAAAACCACAGAAACATTCGCCTACCACCTTTATGACGCGATAGGAGGAACACGATGAGCCTCACCACGGATGGAAGCCTCTACTTCGAAATCCTCGATGACGGCACCACTCGCAGCGACCATTCAGCCGTCATCCAGCTCGCCATCGACACGTGCGACAGCAACGCGCGATACCTGCTCACGCAGACAGACCTGGCGAACATCCGCCGCGACTGCAACCGCATCTTGAAGGAACTATCCGAAAGGAGGATGGCGAAATGACCGACCACAACTACTGGCTCGAAGACCAGCGGGAGAAGACGCGGAAGCCGAACTACACGCGCCGCCGCATCCTCTTCGCCATCGCCAGCATCGGCCTCATCTCCAGCCTGACCATCATGCTCACATGGCATGGCGGCAGCACCACCGCCGCGCTCATGGTTGAAGGCGTGTACATCGCCACCGCATTGTGGCTGATCGTCAGATTCGCGCCACGCGACTAAAAGACTTCCCACCAGCCGACAGTCCAACAAAACAAACCAAATCCGGGATGTTTTCGCGGACATCCACGTTCACCATTGTCGGCTGGCGGGGACACATAACTGAATATCGACAAACAACAAATCCGCCACGGCGTTTACATACACCATTCTGTCGTGGCTTCGGCTGGGCGACGGTTCGCCCGTCCACGGATTCCAATCTCTTCTCTCTCTATCAAAAACGCAGGCACTCCGGTGCTTGCAAACCCTTTCAAGTCCGCCTGACGGCCAGTCGCCGTCGGCCACGCCACCGGCCGCCAGCATGTTCAGGTCATGCTCCAACAGTCAAAGGGGCGCTCGGAATCCACGGACGGCATCGGTCCGACTCCGACGCCAGCCACTCAGCCTCATCCACTCGTCAGGACGGGGCCTACAACGTCAACAAGCAAAGGAAAGCCTATGAGCAATGAAATCCAGCGATTCGAGTTCAAGGACGCATCATTACGCGCCCTGACCGACGAGGCGGGGGAGCCTTGGTTCGTCGCCAAGGACGCGTGTGACATCCTCGGCATTGACACAAATCATCTCCGTGAAGCTCTTGATGATGACGAAATCACAAACCTCCGCAATTCGGAGGTTTGGAATCAGCCAGGTCGTGCGCCTCTCATCATCTCTGAGCCAGGCCTGTACAAGCTCATCATGCGCTCGCGGAAGCCGGAGGCGAAGGAGTTCCAGCGTTGGGTGACGCATGAGGTGCTTCCCCAGATCCGCAAAACCGGCGGCTACATCCCGACGTCCGAGTCGGATTCGGATGAGGACATCATGTCCAGGGCCGTGCTCGTCGCGCAGAAGACCATCAAACAAAAGAACCAGCAGATCGCCGAACAGCAGAAGCGCATCGTGGAACTGGAGCCGAAGGCCCGGTTCGCTGACGCCGTTGCCGCATCCGACGGCACCTGCCTGATCGGCGAGCTCGCGAAGATGCTCCGGCAGAACGGTCTCAAGGTCGGTCAGAACCGGTTGTTCCGGATCCTGCGTGACGACGGGTATCTCGGCAAGTCCGCCTCGAACCGGAACGTGCCGACGCAGCGCGCGATGGAACTCGGCCTGTTCCGCATCAAGGAGACCACCGTCACCCACGCGGACGGGCATACGACCGTCAGCCGCACGCCGAAGGTCACAGGCAGGGGACAGGCGTACTTCATCCGCCGGTACTGCCTCCAGCCGTCGTTGGGAGCGGGTGCGTGATGGTCTTGCAGCAGATGATGACCACCACGCAGGTGGCGAGGCTTTTCGGGGCCGAGACGCCGGAGGAGATTCGGACGCGGCAGGGGTATCTGGCCCAGTTGCGTTTCCGTGGACAGGGTCCTCGGTTCGTGAAGCACGGGCGGATGATCCTTTATCCGGAAACGGCCGTGGCCGAATGGCTTGAGGAGGGCGAGACGAATTGCACAAGGAGCATTGCATGAACGACATTCGCAAGGCGTGCGTGAGGGCCGTGTTCGACGAATTCGACGACCATGGCGACGCCATCATGCCGGCCTGTGGCGACGTATGGGACGAAATCGAAGCAAGGCGTCCGCTCGGTCACATCGTCGGATACGTCGACCTCGACGTCACCGGAATCGTGGACCTCATCATCGACACGATCAACAAGGAGCTGTGATGTCACTCAGGAGAATCGACGCGGAAACGCTGCTGACGCCACCCGAACCGCCGAAGGCGAGCATCGTCATGCTCGGCATGAGCGTGCGCACCCTCGCCAACTGGCGGAGCACAGGCAAGGGCCCGCCGTACTTGAAAATCGGCGTGGAACCGCCTGAAAGCCATCAGGACAGGCGCAAAGTCCGCTACCAGCGTCAAATCGCAGAAAAGTGGGCTTTAGCACACAAGTACCAGAGGACGGTGGCGAGATGAAAAACGGAATGTTCGTTCCGGCGACACAGTGCAAAAGCCATCCAAACGTCAAAAGCGATGGGAAGGCACGCGTCGACACCGGCAAGCCGACCCTCACCCAGCAGGGGATGGACGTGGACGCTTTCATCCACGACAACAGGCGATTGATCGAAAGACTCAGGAAAGGAACACGTTGAAACACGAATACACGTTCGAAGAATTAGCCGAACTGAGAAAAATCTACAACGAGTCAGGAGAGGGTGGACTCGAACCCGACGAAATGCGGGCGTTGCGCAAGGCCGGACTCCTCACGCAAGGCCTGCCGGAGAAACCGTCGAAACGAGACTGCATCCTCGCGCACTGCAAAAAACGCATCAGCCAAGGCCAACCGTTCGACGGCAAGGAAACCGCCGAAGCGCTAGGCATGAGCCAGAAAACAGTCGGCAACATTCTCAGCCAACTCCGCAAGGAAGGACTATTGCCGGCCTTCGACAAGCATTCGCCACGCAGCAAAGCACAGAAAACCACCACAACCGGAAAGAAGAAGGAGACCATCATGGCCGTCACATCGAAACCAGCCGCCAGCAAGGAGGAACCAATGAGCCAGGGAATCACCGCCAACAAGGAGACAGCACCGGAAAAACAATGCGAGAACACGCGCACCATCATCTCCAACGCATTGACCGGCATTTTCGACGCCATCAGCGCATTGCAACGAACCGCGTTCCAAGCCAACGACAAAGTGGTCTACGGATTCGCCACGAAACTCCTCAACGGCGAACTCATGGACTTGAAGGCCAACTACTCGAAGGACGTGGCGAAGTGAGACTCAATTTCAACAGCAAGGATAGCGTTTTCACCGTCAAAGCCGAAAGCGAAGAGGAAAAAACCGCGCTCAAAACGTCGGCACCTGCCATCTGCAATCTCATCATCGATTTTTTTAACGGTGAAGTCCAGGAAATGAAGGTTGCGAAGGTATGAAACGTATCCCACTCAAGGACACGGAACGTTACACGTTGGAACGGTTCAAGCAGGGCAAGAAGACGGAACGTCATCTCGCATGGCTGAAGAGCCGTAAGGCGGGTGTCGGCGGGTCTGACATGAGCACGATACTCGGCCTGAATTCCTTCAAGACACCTTACGATCTGTGGCTTGAGAAGACAGGCCGCGTGGAGCCGGAGGACATTTCGGACAAGTGGGCGGTGGTCAAGGGCAACGCCCTGGAAAACGAATTAAGGAAGCGATTCCGCGCGCAGCATCCAGAAATGCTCGTCACGGACGGCACCGACAAGCAATTCATCAGCCGAGGGAAGCCGTATCTTCGCGCTTCGCTTGACGGCATCCTGCAAGGTGAGGACGGGAGTTTCGGGATCCTCGAAATCAAGACTGCGAGCAACCGTCGAGCGGGGGACTGGCATGACGAGGACGGCAACCTCCGAATCCCGCCATACTACTTGGCTCAAGTCGAGTTCTACGCGCTTGTAACGGGATGGACGTGGGGTTACGTATACGCGGCCATCGGAGACGACGAGCCGGTAGAGATCCCGTTCAAGGCCGACGTGGAGGACATGGCCGCGATCGACAAGGCCGCAGCCGACTTCTGGCATTTCGTCACTTCCGGCACTCCACCGCAGTTGACCGGCGGCGACGTGCAGAAGGCGTTCCCGGAACCTACGCCGGACATCGTGGACGAAAGCGCCGACGATGACCTCTACGACCTGCTCGCAAGATACGAGAGCGCCACCGGAATGCTGAATGACCTGAAGGCCACTCAAAAGGAATTGCAGGAGCAGATCATCCTGCGCATCGGCTCGCATACGGGCGTGCGCTGCGGCAACCTCCAAGCCACCTACAAGCCGACGACACGCAAGGAGTACACCGTCAAAGCCACCACATACCGCAAATTCGCATTCAAATCCATCGAGGAAAAGGAGCAATGACAATGGGACAGATCGCACAGCAGGCGCAGGGACAGCAGTTGCAGCCGCTCAACCCGAGGGGCAAGCTCAAGCAGCTTGTGGAGCATTCATGGCCGCAGATAGCACGTGTCATCGGCGGCAACCTCGACAGCGAGGCATTGTTGCAGATGTGCATCAGCAGCATCAACCGCACGCCGGCCCTGGCGGAATGCACGCCGGTCAGCGTCCTTTCCTGCTTCATGCAGTGCGCCGCCCTGGGATTGCGCCCGTCCGACGTGGACGGCTTGGGACAGGCGTACATCCTGCCATACGGCAACAAGAACTATGCCACGGGGGAGAAGCAGGCCACGTTCGTCATCGGCTACAAGGGAATGCTGAAGCTGCTGGAGAACAGTGGAATCTACGCGCAGCCGAGGGCCGTCTACGAGGATGACAACATCAAGCTGAAGCTTGACGAGAACGGCGTGCCGACCATCGAATGCCCCGACGAGGTGAACGTGGACGCCGACCATAGCGAGGACAAGCTGAAATTCGTGTATCTCAGCGTCCAGCTGCCGAACGGCGGACGCTACGCCGACTACATGTCGAAACGCGATCTGCTCGAATACCGCGAGAAGTACGCGCCACGTAACCGCAGCCGTCAGATTACCGGACCGTGGGTGAAGAACTTCGTGGAGATGGCAAAGAAGACCATCATCCGCCGCAGTTTCAAGTACATGCCGGTCAGCATCGAGGCGAAGAAGGCCGCGAGCGTGGACGAGACCACGCCGGACTACAGCGACGTGTTCCAGCCGGTAATCACCGATGCGACTGATGACGTGACCGCCGAGGTCATGGAAGCGGATACGCCGGAGGATACCGAAGCCGAAGCCGACGTGAAGGAGGCCGAGTGATGGCCGGAGAAACCGTTATCACGATCATTGGCAATCTGACCGCCGATCCGGAATTGCGCACGACGTCCGCTGGCGCGCAGGTCGCGTCGTTCACGATCGCCAGCACGCCGCGCTCCTGGAACCGTAATACGAACCAGTTCGAGGACGGTCAGGCTTTGTTCATGCGCTGCTCCGCTTGGCGTGACCTCGCCACTCATTGCGCGCAGAGCCTTGCGAAGGGCATGCGTGTGATCGCGCAGGGCCGACTGCAGCAGCGTTCCTATCAGGCGAATGATGGTTCCAACCGCACGGTTATCGAGCTTCAGGTCGATGAAATCGGCCCAAGCCTGCGTTATGCGACGGCTCAGGTGCAGAAGATGCAGTCAGGCGGATACCAGGGCGGCAATGGTGGCGGCTATCAGCAGCCGCAGCAGGCACAACAGCAGTCGCAGGCTCCGGCCGATGATCCGTGGAGTGCGCCAGTAGAGCCTGAATTCTGATGCGCGAATGGATTGAACCGCCGGACGTGGAACCGGTATGTCCGCAGCATGGGTGCGCGTTGTATCCGGCACGCACCATCACATGCCCCGAATGTGAAATCGAAGCCGAAGAACAGGAGGCCGAACATGCGGCATGACATTGACCTCGCCATCAGCAAGCCACTGTGGTGGACACAGAACCGTCGAAGCCGCAGCTGGGCAGTGCCCTACCGGAGGAAGAAACTGGTCAAGACGATGAGCCTGCTCACCTTCCGCAATCTCATCAACAGTGGCAAGCTCCAAAAGCCCGAGCATTGGCCGGTGCATGTGACCGCCATCATCCACCCACTGACCCACGGACGCTTCGACCCGGAAAACGCGGCGCCAATGGTCAAGGCGATACTCGACGGCATCACCCAGTCAGGCTACTGGCCCGACGACAACGCCGACTATGTGATAGGCCCCGACTACCGGCTAGGCGAGCCAAGCACCGAAAAAGGCGTCTACCACATCACCATCCGAATCGAAGAGGAGGAACACTAACCATGGCTACCAACGTCACCCAGAAAGACAAGACGCTCAACGAGATCATCGACTGGGTGAAAAGTCGCTGTCATGAAGCCGGACTTTCCAGATTCGATGTCCGCAGAAAGAGCGACCGAGACTTCTATGACGGCCAAGTTAACGCATTCCATGAAATGCTGGAGCTTTGCCGTTCCATGCTCGGCTATTCCGGCTCGATGCCTTCCGAGGTGCCGAATCAAAGCGAGGACGCGAAATGAATAAACGGTACAAGGTTTGCCCACTTTTTTGGAGTGATTACGGCGGTGAGCGCACCTTGATGAATATGGGTGTGTTTGAAGAGTTGCTGAACGAGGGTTGGAAGATTCTGCGGGTGGATATCATGCCACCAACGGAATTGAGTAATAACGCCGTTACCGCGACGAACGTCTACATCCTTGAGAGGGAGGCTAATGATGATTAGTCAATACGACAAGGACATGTGTTGCCTGTATATCGCTGAGGGGATGAACTACATCTGGCAACAACGAGAGAACCAAGAGCTTTCCCGAATACTTGAATCATTGGCCGATAGGAAGCTCATGAAGCGTGTCCATGGCGGGTATGCGATCACACTCAAGGGCCTGTTGGCAGTCAAGGTGTGGAGACTTCACCTGTTCCTGTTCCATCACGATGAATACAAGTACTTCAGGAGGAAGAAATGAGCAGGACTGAAACCACCGCCATGCTGTCCAAGCTGGTGGAGAAGAGGTTGAGGAATCAGACCGCTTTTTGGGCGAGCGAGGTCAATTTCGACCGTAACACGCCCGACGAAAGGCGCGTGGACTACGTGGGCTTCAAGCCCTGGAACATCAACGGTGAGCCGGTGCCCGCAAGCGTCGAGAAAGGCTGCTTCGAGTTCTACGAGGTCAAGTCATGCATGGCTGACTTCACTAGCGGCAACGGACTGACGTTCTACGGCGATCAGAACTATCTGGTCTGCACGAAGGAACTGTGTGACGAGATCGTATGGCAGAAGATGGTGCCGCCGCGAGTGAACGCGATTCTGACACCGGATTCGACCGGCTCGAAACTGATTCTCGACTATGTGCAGTCCTACAACGACCTGTCATACAGGAGGCGTCCGGCAAGCGAAATCCTGTGGGCCATGGTCAAAGCTAACGGAAAGAGGACTAATTGAGCATCATGCTTGACGAGGCCAACGCTTACGAGCGTGGCATGGATGATGATTTGACTTTGGCGAAACGGCTCTGCTGGGACAGCTACGAATGGGATGGCGTCGATAGCGACTGTGTGGCGAAAGACGAGGACGACGCATGGGATTACGCGGGGGAAATCTGCGGCTATCAGGAGGACTTCATCGACCGGGCGCGCGACCTGCTCGAAGTGGCACGCAAGGCGGTAAACGAATGAGCAAGGCAATCCGATATGTCGAGTGCGCCCACTGCGGCGAGACGGTGGGCAGCTATTACGTCACCTGCCCTTACTGCGGGTATCGGCTGGTGGACGCGAAGCAAGCCGTAATGATGGGTTTGTCATGGTGACGCTTGACCCGCCACCGGACTTGTTGGAGATCGCCGAAGCCCTGGACGCGATGGCGAAACCACACGTGGGAAGCGGCTGGGCGAACACCAACTACACCGACCTGCCCTGCACCACGCCACGGCAGGAGGCCATCTGGATGGAATACAACGGAATCACAAGAGGAGATTAGGCGATGGCTAGACGCGGCTACGTGCAGCTCGTGAACGAATTCTACGCTAACGAGAAGGTGCAGGAACTGGCCCGCAGCGGACGCATGGACGCTGTTGGAGTCTTCTGCATGGCTTTGACGTATTGCGGCGACCATCTCACGGACGGATTCGTGCCGCGCCGCGCCATGCTCTATGTCATCGGCGCCACGGGCGAGCAGGTCAACGCACTGTGCGATGTCGGAATGCTCGAAGCGGTTGACGAAGGCTGGCTGATCCACGACTACACCGCCCACAATCGCACCAAAGAGCAGGTATTGCACGCCAGGAAGAAAAGCGCCGAGCGCGTGGCCAAGCATCGCAACGAATCGGATGTAACGGCGTTACATCGGAACTGTAACGCTGTTACATCGGGACAAACACCAGAACACCAGAACACCAGAACACCAAAGAAAGAGAAAGAAGAAAATTCTTCTTCTTTCTCCAAAGAAATCAACGCGACAGTCTTCGGCGATTCATGGGAGCGCGGTGAAGTGGACAAGACGCTCGCCACCGAATACGCGAATCTCGATCTCACCGATGCTTGGCTCGCCTTCCAGGAACGCCACCAAGGCGAAACACGCACCGCACTGGAATGGAACCGATTGTGGAAAGGCTGGTGCCAACGACGAGCCAGAATGAGCGGCATACCACCCTCGAAACCACACATACACACGTGGCAATGCTCTCACGTGCTCGAAGCGCTCGGACGCGACAAGGAAACCGCCACGCCAGACCAACAAGCCTGC